CTGAATGCGCAGGCCCGCGACATTAAGAAAGCCGCGCTGACCGCCGAAGCCGAAACGCTGAAAGCAGAACGGAAGACGCTGCCCGCCAAGGCCGCCGCCAAGGCCGAGGGCAAGCGTCAAGGTTGGTCTGCTGAAGAAGTAGATAAGCGCACCGCGGAAATCCTTGACCGCCGCACCGAGATCCAGCGTAGCCTGAACGAACTCCGTGTTCAAATGCAGGCCAAGAATCTCGATGCTCTGGACACCGAGACTCTGAACCTGACCGACGAAGCCCGCGCCGAACTGTCTGAACTGAATAAGGATCTGGCGGTTCTGGATCAATGGAGCTGGCTGACTCAAGTTCGTCTCGACCCTACCTACAAACCCGTGCCTCCTGAGATCCTGTTCGACATCAACCGCGGTAACGAGTTCGCAAGCGAGGAGTATGCCGTCAGCTGGAAGTACAGAACCACCCGTGGTCCAGCCATGGGTAAAGCCGCTGCTCCCTACACCCCGATGCACCTCGGTCAGATTATCCGCGGCGCCGGCCACGCCAATCTGGCGGATCTGGGCAAGCAGGAGACCAACAAGGTTCTGGATAGCTACGACGGTGAGCTGACTCGCGATGCCAAGAAGGATCTGGACAAGGCCGTGGCCGCGATGAAAGCGCAGAACCTGATGAACGGCCAGCGCTTCCAATCTACCTCTGACTTCCGTTTCGAGTACGCCCTCGACTATCTGCTGGCCTTCATCGATCTGCAGGCAATCGGCGGTAAGGTGCAGCTGTACACCAAGGTTCCTGAGGCTGTCCGTTTCCTCGCCTCCATGAACGCCGAGGTGAACTGCTCTCTGATGCCGTGGGGTATCGGCTACGACCCCGTGACTAAGGAGCTGCTGTTCTCCAACGTCACCGGCATGGACGCTGAGGACGCCTTTGCGCTGGCTCAGGAGTTCGACAATGTCCAGACCATCATGGTCGGTACCAACGTCGAGCATGTCCGGCTGTGCATGGCTGACGACCGTATCCAGTTTATTATCCCGTACCACGCTTCCGGCGCCGGCGAGGCTCGGTATCAGTCCATGATGAACACCGTGGGCGAGACCGTGGCCACCCGTGACGACTTCTCCGCGTTCCAGACGGATAAGGAGATCGAAACCGACGAGCCTAAGATCCTGAACGCCCGCAGCGCCCGTAAGAAGATCCTGACCGGCGAGGTTGGCAAGCTGACCACCGAAGAGCGTGCTGTGATCCGCGACCTCAAGGACGCCGGCAACGATATCCTGTGGGAACTGCACAAGCGGTTCACGGGCAGAACTGTTGACGGCGGCATCGAGCCGCTGAACCAGAAGTATCTGGAACCCTCTCAACGCAGAGACGGCGATGTCTTCTACGACGAGAATTGCTGGGACGGCTCCAACGCGGTGAAGATGAACTCCGCCGCGGCTGCTACCGTGTTCCCGTTTGAGTACTGGGACAAGACCACCACGGTGGAGACCGCTGACCGAAACGGCGAGATCTTCAACGAGTACTGCAAGATCCTCGGCCTGAAGCCCCGGTTCTCCGGCGTCAAGGTTAAGGGCAGCACCGAGACCGTGAACTTCAACAAGATGCCCGGTTACTGGAAGATGCTGATCGACCGCCGGATGTACAACCGCGACGGCAGCTACCACGAACAAAAGGCCATCGACGTGACGAACATGGACGCCGAGTTCCTGTACCGCTATCACGACACCGAGACCGGAGGCATGGCGTACCACGGCGGCGAGAACCGCGCACCGACCCGTGCAATGGAGGGTCTGAAGCACCCCAGCCGCGTCAACGACCGCAGCAAGATCCCCGAGATCGCCGCAAAGAGCGTCGCCGAAATCGAGGCTCGTAAGGCCGCGGGGGAGAGGCATAGTCTTAACGACGAGGGCTACAACACCACGGGGGTTCATTGGGCGCTCCGGGAAGGACTTCTGGAAAGAAAGGATCAAGCTATTTTCTGGAGGACTATTGCGGAGATTCGGAAACTGCGCTATAATGGCCCAAGAACTCTCGACGGGGGGTACATCATTGAGGCCGAAAACAAGTTGTTGTTTACCGACGCCGATTTTAAGGCGCCAACTTTGACCCGAGTGGTAGTTTTTAACGACGATTCCGAAGACAATATGGCTGTGGCAAAGGAGTTGATTTTTGATGAAGAACGTCAATACGGGGGACACAACGTGGCGCAACGCGTTATTGAAGAGGTGTATGGAGCTGGGTATGCCGCTGAATATGATCGAGGGGATTACGTCACAGATGTTAAACAAGCCCAACGAGGAAAAGGAACGAATCGCGCGCGCCGAACTGGAAAAGTTGACTCGAGAAAATCTCCCCGCGTAAACGCTCAAGCCTCCGAGAAATCGGGTGCTTTTTCTTCGCCCGAAGCGGATCAGGCTCGGTGGTCGCTCAACCCCTACGAGGCTGAACAGAATATCCGACGTTTGGAGAACCAGATCGAAGAGATCGAAGAGCAACTGGACTTTGCCGACATTGATGACCTCTCTGCCGAGGAACAGCGGAAGCTGCGGAATCGTCTCGTTAAACTGCAGCATGACCTCGACGCGGCCCGCCTCGAAGAGGGTAAGCACATGGTACCGACCTCTTTGCAGACCGTTCTTGACAACCTCGATCGGTATCGGCGCATGGATCTGGAGCTGATCGCGAACCAGCTGACCGACGATGCCTGGGACGAGGTAGAAGACCTGCCCACAGAGGCGCTGATGCAGGGTATCCGCGACATCATTGCCGACTGGGAACTGTCTCCGTTGGAGATGCAGGCCAAGAAACTCGGCGTGCGGGTCCGTTCGCCTGAAATCTCTGAGAAGTATTCCATCACCCCCGAATTTGAGCAATGGTACCGCGAGACCTATGGCCGCGAAGTCAGGGGCGGCGCTGAAGTGAAGCGGCGGCTGCAGAATACCGAGGCCCGTGCCAAGGCCGCAGAGTTTAAGGGCGTTCTGGATAAGGGTGAAACCGAACGTGCTTGGGAGATCCATCACAAGAAGGAACTGCGCGAACAGAAGCGCACCTTCGACGCCAAGCTGGATGCCGCCCGTAAGGCCAAGACACAAGCCGTCCGCGACGCCGTTGCGGAGACCAAGGAAGTCGAACGAGCCAAAGCCGAGGTGCAGCATGACGCCGACCGTATGGCCGAGCGCCGCGCCGCAGCCAAACGCCTGCGTACCAAGGAAAACGCCTACCAGACGAAGATCTCCGACATGAAGGAGAACGCTAAGCTGAAGCGCAACGCCGCAAAGGCGACTCTGCGCAACGCGAAGCTGGCCGCGAAGAAACGCGCCGCCATCGAGACCGCTCAGGGTCCCGTGAACACCATCCGTCAAAACCCCAAGGAGCGCTCCGCAATGGAGAAGCGTCAAGCAGCCGCTGAGGCTCTGCGTACTCTGGGCAGATCCGCCTACCGGAACTTCGTGAACATGGCCGAGGCGATCGACCGCTTCGGTAGGCGCCAGACATCCGGTGTCCGCGCCGGCACGCTGGTCAACATCGTCGGCGGTACGAGCGCTACCGTGGAGAGCATCTTCAAGCGGGGACTCGTGAACCGCGCCGGTGACCAGATCGGCGGCTCCATGAGCGAGGTCTTCCTCTGCTGGGACGGCAAGAAGGTCAACGAGGAACAGCAGGCTCTCCTGCAAGACTATATGCTCCACGCCCACAACGTGGATCGCATGAGCTTCGTCGCCAAGGCCGAGGCCGCTCTGTCCGCGTTCGAAGACGCCAATCCTTGGCTGCGCGACATGGACACCAAGGAGTTTGCCCGCCTGACCGCCATGACCGAAAAGGAACTGGAGAAGAACGGGCAGTACGAGGCACACACCAAGGCGATCGAGTATGCCCGCCTGCTGCGCCGCCGCAACGAGGCGCAGAACAAGCCTATCTTCGCCGACGAGAACGGCAACGACGTGACCGCCGATACCAGCCGTGAGATCTGCGAGAAGTACCTCGCCGAGAATCCTTGGCTGGAGGAAAAGGCTCAAGGCATCTACGAGTGGTGGGATCTGTTCATGCGTACTTGGGCGGTCGGCGACACGATCACCGAAGCCGATTACGAGGCCATGCACGCCACCTATCCGCACTACGTCCCGACCTACCGCACCGACAGGGGCGGCGTCGGCGGAGCTAACTTCGTCGGCATGGGCGCCGCGTCGGTCAGTAAGGCCGTCAAGCGCGCCAAGGGCGGACACTCTGAGGTCATGAACATCGAGGACAGCTTCACGCAAATCGTCAGCAAGATCGTTCGCCTGAACCGCGTCAACGAGCTGTACATGAACATCATCGATACGGCGATGCTGGACGACGCCGGCAACTTCGCCGACATGGCCTACTTCGACTGGGACTGGCAGGACGGCGCTTATGCTAACGCCCTCATTACCGGCAGCGCGAACATCACTGATCTGACTGATACTGTTGACGCCGCCGAAAAAGCGGGTCTGGAGAAGGTCGGTCAGGACTACAAGCTGACCGCGTGGCTGAATGGCCGCAAGTACACAGCCTACATCAGCGAGGATCTGTACAAGTCCATCGGCATGGTGACCGGTCAACTGGCCAACGATCTGGAGAAGGGCCTGCTGAAGGTCGGTAACGCGCTGACCGGGCCGATGAAGACCGCCATCACCGGTATCAACCCCAGCTTTGCGCTCCGTAATATCTCCCGCGACCTGCCTACCGCGATCGTCAACTCTATCTCCGGTCTGGCGCTCCCGAAGTATTGGGCACGCGCCGCACAGGAGATGACCCACAACAGTGAGAACTGGCAACGCTTCAAGGCTCTGGGCGGAACCCACGCTACCTACTACAACGATAGCAAGGGCTTCGCACACGGCATGGCGTCCCGGGACATCGGCAAGAACGTCCTCAGCACCGTCGGCTGGTTCAACGAGGTCACCGAAGCACAGACTCGTTTTGCCGAGTATCTGGCTACCATCGACCGACTCGGCGACACCTACGAGAACCGGCTCCAAGGCATCAAGAACTCTGCGGAAGTGACCGTGGACTTCTCCCGTAAGGGTCGCTACGGTAAGGTCATCAACGCGTGGGTGCCGTACTGGAACCCCGCCGTTCAAGGTATCGACAAGACTGTTCGCAGCGTGATCGATTCTCCCGACGGTTCCGCGATCTGGAAGCAGGCAAGCAAGACTCTGGGACGCGCAGCCCTGACCACCATTCTGTGGGAGGCTGTGTTCTTCGCAATCCGGGACGCTTTCGACCGCGACGACGAGTGGGAGGAGCTGTCCGACCGTGTGAAGGACACCTACTACTGCATCCCGCTGAAGGATAGCAAGACCTTCCTGAAGATCCCCAAGAACCGTGAGTGGGGCGCGGTCCTCGGTACGCCCTTCATGAGAATGCTGGAGTGGGCCAACGGCAGAGAGGACCCCTTTGAGAACTACATCGAGACCGCTCTCGAGCCGAACTTCCTGCCCCCCGGTTTGCTGGACGCCGTTGTGGTTGACCAAGCGTTTGCAATCGCGACGAACAAAGACTTCGCCGGACGCGCGATTGTGCCTTACAATTATCAACAGGGTACCAAGCGCGAACAATACGACTCTGAAACGAGCGTATTCTCCAGAGCGTTGAGTAACCTGATTGGCAATGCGTTGTCCCCCATGCAGATCGACTACATCGTCGAGGATTACTTCGGCGACTTTGGCGACCTGTTCACCTCCGTATCCGCACCCGGCACATGGACCGGCGAGCAGAACTTCGTGGAGTCCTCGGTCGAGCTGCTGACGAATCCGTGGGTCGCCGACGCTCGGTACAGTAATCAGGCCGTCAGCAAATACTACGACCTGATGGACAAGCTGGACCGCACGGTTCAGGATCGCAAGAACCAACTGGGCAACGATGCCTACAAGGATACCATCGAGTACCAGACTCAAAAGGCCGTGGACACCCTGTACGGTAAGGCCATCACGGAACTCAACGCCGAGGTGCGTGATATGCCGGACGGCACCGAGAAGGATAACGCCAAGGCACAGATCGCCCAGCTGACCCGTGAGGCCATCGAGTACTACGAGGATTGTATGTCCGGTAAGGTCAACAACCCGATTCGCGACGCCGAGTACGCCGACTTCTCTGGGTTTGTCGCAGATGAGCTGATCCGCATGGACGGTTATTCTGCGGACTACAAGTTCGCCCCGACGGGCAACCCCAGCGCCTCGTACACGGATCCCTCGAACAAGAGCCGCGAGTACATTCTCACCGACGAGCAGAAGGACTACTTCAAACAGCTTTACCGTGAGCAGTACGACGAGATCTTCGGCAACCTGATCCAGTCTCAAAAGTATCGGTCCGCAAAGGACTCGAAGAAAGCGGAGTATCTGGCGGATACCCGCGACGACGTTCTGGACGCCACGAAGGATCTGTTCTTCGATTGGCTGAAAACGACCGGAGTTCGCAGTACCCTGAAGAAGAAATAAGCAGAAAAAGACCCTCGGTGAACCGGTAAGGCTCATCGGGGGTCTTTACTCTTTTTGCACAGCGTAGGGTACTATTATAATATAGGTGTGGTATTGATGTGGTACAAAGTCGTGTGGTACAGACGTCTTTCCGTTGCGGCGCAGCGCCTGCGAGGATCTAGGTCGCTTATTCGAAGGAGATAAGAGTGACAGCGACGGGAAAACAGCGCAATCCATTGCGCCGCAACGGGTTGGACGGTCTCGATGGCCGACGCCGAGACCTCATTTTTTGCGATTTCAGTAGGCCATTTCACAGCTATGCGCAGGGGTTTGTGGTACGGTTGTGGTACGGCTTCTCGCGGCACGGGTCTTCTCGAAGGTTGCTTCTTGCCGGGACTCGGCACAATAATGCGTGTAGACGTCGAGCGTTACGTCAGGGGACGCGTGCCCAAGCAGAAACTGAACCTCTTTGATGTCCAGACCCGCCTCGAAGCACCGCGTCGCGTAAGTGTGCCGAAGGACGTGAGGCGTAACATGAGTCTCTGTCTGCACGCCGGAGATCTTAGCCGTCGATTTCGCCGCGGGTCCAAAGCGATCATGCACGAGACTCCAAAGACACCCGAAGGTGGAGCCGTTATGCGGTTCGCCAGTTTTTCGGCAAAACACGAATAGCGAGTTGCTGGATTTGCGGAGTTCCCGAAGCGCGTCCCGGAGATCCAGCGGAATCGGCAGGGGCCGAACGCCCGCCTCTGTTTTGGTATACTCATTCAGCTGGTACCCCCCGCGGCCGCAGAAAACTAAATTTCGCCGGACTTGAATTGTAGCCCCATCGAGGTCTACACAGTCCCACATCAGCCCGAGTAGCTCCCCACGGCGCATCCCCGTAGCCAGAGCGGTCCAGACCAAAAGATAGGCCCGCGTGTCCCGAACGGCCTCCAACAGCTGGGTCTCTTCAGCTGCGCTCAGGGCTTTGCGCTTCTTATAGGGGACTCCCTCGGCTTTGTACCGCCGCAAGACCGGGGACTTGAAGACCAAACCGTTCTCCTCAGCCAGCTCAAAAGCGCCCCGCAGAGTCCGCAGGCACACACGAGCGGCGTGCTGGTTCAGTTTGTTGGTCTCGTTGAGCCACAATTTTACCTGAAGCGGAGTGACCTCTTTAGCAACGAAGTGAGACACCAGTGGCAACAGGTGTCTGTTCAGCACACTTTTGAAAGTGACTGCGGTGTTTTCCTGAATCCGGGGCGCAACCTCGGCGGTGTACCACATCTGAATGAGTTCGCCGACCGTGATCTGCGCTTTTAGATTCACGCCCATTTTCATCTGGAGCTTCAAATTGAAAACTTTTTCGTCCAGTTCTTCCTGCGTCTTCGCATAGACATACTTCCGGCTGCCGTCCGGGAGAGTAAAGGTAGCGGTTTTGTAGCCTTTTCTTGCCATGTTATTCAGTTCCTCCTTGCAATGTAGCCCTACGCTGTGCTATACTGCAAGCGCAGGTTCCTCCTTGCTTTGATGTTCATGTGGTAGTGTTATATCGAATCGTGGAATCTGTTTGCCGTCCGGGTGTGTGGTAGCCCCGGGCGGCGCTTTTTTATTCGCGGTTTTGTTGCACTGCCACCCGACTCAAGGTTCGATATTGTAGTCAGCCAGCGCATCCTCGTAGCCGTCTGTGTAGCCGTCTTCGTAACCGACAGCATAGCCGTCCTCGTAACCCCTATAATTTGAAAGCTGCAGGCGCTCTTGATCCTTGGATGCGAAAAACAGCACGACGAAAAACATAATAGCTACAAGCGCAAGACTCCCGAAAAGCTGTTTCACACTGCACCTCCTAAAATCTTGTAAATTTGAGAAATTTTGACAAGATTCTTGTAAAAAACTTCTATTGACTGCAAAAATTGAGGGTGTTATACTCTTCCTGTCGAGTCAAAAGCGAACAAGTGTTCTATGGTGAAAGGAGCGACTGGATGAGTCATGAACAGAGAACCCCGGCGAATGAATCGCTCTGCGAGATCTACAGAAAAGAGATCACGCGGATCCTGAGTAAAGCGAATGAGCGGGAGCTGAGAATCGTATATCAGTTCATCACACCGCTCGACAAGTAAATATGGAAAGTTTAGACCGATCCGAAGAGGGTCGGTCTTTTTTTTTATTTTTCAGCCAGTTCCCGAGCCAGTTTCTCCAGCGTCTTCCAATCGTTTTCATCGAGCCGAGCCATGACAGAGATCAGGCGGCGCTTGAAACTGTCGTCGCCTCCGAAGCTCAGGGACGCGAAGAACTGAGACAGGTCGTCGTCGATCGTTCTGGGGCGCAGCATTTCGCCCTCGCCGGTGCGGAGCCAGAGTTCGTTGATGTGGAACTTCTCTGCAATATCACGGATCGTGCGGTCGCTAGGCACCGAAACGCCTTTGCACAGTTTAGAAACGAAAGGCTGTGTTACCCCGAGCTTTTCTGCAAACGCCGTCTTGGTAAGCCCGGATTCTTTGATGCACTCCGCGATTCGTTCGTTGATGGTAGCCAATGGAAACACCTCCTTTCAACGCCTATTAAAGCACGCGCGAGAGCTGCTGTCAAGAAAAAATATTCCTCAGGAATGAAAAAAGTCTTGACAGCAGTCGTGGGGAATGTTAAAGTATGCCTTGGGAATAACCGGAAAGCACAAGAGAATGCGCCGAACACCTGTCCACCGCAAAATCTAGGGTTGACGTAATTTTCTATTCAGGAGCTTACCCGAGGAGGTGACAAAGATGTCCGAAGAGCAGAAGAAGACCGCTAAGGCGCTGGCCGAGGCTTTCGACGCGCTCCCCGACGAGAAGAAGGAATACCTTCTGGGTTTCGCCGAGGGCGTCGCCGCAGCAACTGAAAAGAAAGAGAAATGAGGAGGCCGATCATGGCTAAGAAGAAGATGAAGCTCTGTCTCAAGGCAGAGAACCGCCCGCTGGCAACGATGGTATACATACGACCGAAGACCGCAGAGCAGCTGCACAACCTGCATCTCCGAACCGGCATACCCCGTGCAGAGCTGATCGAACGTATCGTAGATTTCGCACTTGAACACTGCGAAATTGAATAACCAAACCAAGGAGGAATAACACAATGAGCAGAAAATCCCTTGTCCCGTGCAAGAGTGTTCTCATCACCTTCCACGGCGACACCACCCACGCGACCCAGCTGACCGGCTACGACCACGACACCCGAACCAAGAGTGCCTGCGCGAAGCGTAACCCCACCGACGAGTACAACGCCTACGAGGGCGCACGCATCGCTCTGGCACGGCTGTTCGGCGTCGATCCGTTCCCCGAGATGGAGAACAAGGAAGCCGCACCCGAGGCACCCGCGCCTGAGAAGAAGCTGGAGTACAAGGTGGGCGCAAGAGTCCGCATCGTGGCCCCCGTAGCGAATGTCGGCTATGCGAAGGGCGACGTCGGCACCGTCGTCCGAATGTCTGACCCCCTCGACCCGTCAAAGGGCTGCGACGTTCGGTTCGACCTCCTGCACAAGGTCAGTTACTGCTACCGCAGTGAGTTCGAGCTGATCGACGACGCCGTTGAAGAGAAGCCCAAGGCCGCCGCACCCGAGGCTCCCAAGGCCAAGGTCATCAAGGACTTCGAGGTTAAGGTGACCGTGACTCCCATCTATGAGGAGGATGCCTGATGCCCACCGTGTACACCGTGAAAGAGATCGCGGAGATGCTGAAGGTGAGCGAGATGTCCGTCTACCGACTCGTGAAGTCCGGTAGGCTGGCCGGATTCAAGGCCGGCGGATCGATCCGCGTCACCGAGGAAGCGCTGCAGGATTTCTTCAAGGCCGCTTCTGCGACGGCGCCCAAGCCTGAGCGCTACGGCGGCAAAAAGATCGTGACCAAAATTGTATAAGGAGGAAACGAATGACCCGAGAAGAGAAGAAGCAGATTCTGGAGGAGGCTCTCGAACGCGCGGTGTGTGCAGTCAAGGAGTACGACGCGGCCGAGATGGAGACCCCCGGTTTTCGCACACTGCTGAAGAACATCATGGATCTGGAATGGCTGGCCCGAGCCACCACCCGAGAGGGTGAGACGACCCCTGCGCCTATGACCGAGGGTACCGGCGTCGCCGAACCTCAGAATCAGGAAGCCCCCGATGCGCCCGAAGCACCTGCACCTGAGACTCCGACCATCAAGATGGAAGAGGTTCGCGCCGCTCTGGCCAAGGCCCGCGGCAAGGGTGTGAACGTCGCCGAGATTATCCGCGGCTTCGGCGTGGATACCTTCCCCCAGATCGACAAGACGCAGTACCCCGCCGTTCTGGCCAAGCTGGAGGAGGCGCTGAATGCCACCTAATCTGCATTCGGTCATCGGTCCCAGCAGCGCCGACCGTTGGCTGCATTGCGTCGGCTCAGTCCGGCTGGGCGAGAAGTTCCGGGAGCGCTTCGGTGACCGCGGTTCTCCGTTCGCAGAAGAGGGCACCGCCGCCCACGCGCTGGCGGAGCTGAAGCTGCGGCGAGAGATCCACGAGATCAACGACTTCGTGTTCAAGGAAACCGCCACGACGCTGAAAGAGAGCAAGCCTCAGTTCGACTGGAAGAAGCTGGAGTGGGCGACGGACGTCTACGTCGACGCCGTGATGAGCGCCTACTACGAAGCCAAGAGAGCCTGCCCCGACGCGTTGCTGGTGATCGAGAAGCGCTACGACATGAGCCGGTGGGCCAAGGGGTGCTTCGGCACCGGCGACGCCACCATCGTGTCTGACAAGATCCTGCACGTCTTCGACTACAAAAACGGCGCCGGGGTTCCAGTGTCCGCCATCGAGAACCCGCAGGCACGCCTGTACGGCCTCGGCGCCGTCAACGAGTACGGTGACCTCTACGGGTTCGACACGGTGCGCAACACCATCGTGCAGCCGAATCTCGACGCCATCACCACGGAGGAACTGCGACTCGAAGATCTGCTGGACTGGGGTGCGTCGATCACGGAGACCGCGCAGAAAGCGTGGGAGGGCGTTCAGGAGTTCGCCGCCGGTGACTGGTGCCGATTCTGCCCCGCTAGGGCGCTCTGCTACCACAGAGCAACGCAGGCCATGTCGATCTTCCGCAGCGGCCTCGACAACCCCGGTGTCATCCCCGACAGCGAGATCCCCAAGATTCTCGAATACGCAGACATCGCGGAGAAGTGGATTCAGGACATCCGCGACTACGCCAGATCGCAGGCGTTGAAGGGTCAGCACTGGGCCGGATTCAAACTGGTTCAGGGACGCCGCCCGCCCCGTAAATGGACGGACACAGAGGCAGTCGTCGACCAAATGAGCCGCGCCGGATACACCGACGAGCAGATCTACAAGCCCCGCGAACTGATCTCCGTGGGCGAGGCTGAGAAGCTGTTGGGCAAGCCCGCGTTCCGGGCGATCCTCGGCCAATTCAGTTCACAGGGAGAGGGCGCCCCGACGCTGGTGCCTGAAAGTGACAAGCGTCTTGCCATCAACTCCACCGAGGCGGCGTTCGCCGACCTCGTTGAGTAAAACTACCACATGAACATCGAAAAGGAGACTAACAATGAAGAACGTAAACAAGAAGTTCACCGACACCAACATCCGCGTCAACTGCCGCTTCAGCTTTGCGCAGTATGTGTTCGAGCCTCGTAAGCCCGAGGACGGCGGTAAGCCTAAGTATGAATGCTCCATTCTGGTGAGCAAGGACGACACTCAGGCCATCCAGATGATCAACGAGGCCGTGGAGGCCGCCAAGGCTCTGTACGCCGAGAAGTACGGCAAGCCCAAGGGCAAGCTGAAGTCTTGGGTGCATGACGGTGACGAGGATCGCCCCGAGGATCCCGCCTACGCCAACTGCATCTTCTTCTCCGCCAAGGGTGACCGCAAGCCCGGTGTCAAGATTCTGGAGGGCGGTATGCTGGTGGACGCTCTGGACGGCGAGGACTTCTACAGTGGCTGCTACGGTGCCGCCGACATCAACTTCTACCCCTACAAGAATGAGAAGAGCAACTCCACCGGCATCGCCTGCGGCCTGAACAACGTGCTGAAGCTGGAGGATGGTCCCAAGCTGTCCGGTGGCGGCCTGAGCGCTGACGCCGCATTCGGCGACCTGACCTGATATGAAGACGCTGGGAATCGACCTCGAAACATACAGCGACGCGCCGATTAAGGACTGCGGCAGTTTCCGGTACATCGACGATCCCAGCTTCGAGATCCTGCTCTTCGCCTACAGTGTAGATGGCGCCCCTGCGGTGGTGGTTGACTTCACCGCGGGGGAAGCGATCCCCAGTGCCGTGTACCACGCGCTGTGGGACCCAGCCGTCACCAAAACCGGGTGGAACAACGCGTTCGAGCGGTACGCCCTCTGGAAAGCGTTCGGTCACTACTGCCCACCGGAGGAGTGGGAGGACACGATGGTACTCGCCGCAAGCTGCGGCCTGCCGCTGAAGCTGGAGACCTGCTGTGAGGCGCTTCAGATGGGCGAGGACAAGGCGAAGCTGAGAATCGGTTCCGCGCTGATCCGCGAGTTCTGCTGCCCTCAGAAGCGACCTCTCAAGAAGTGGAACATGGCCAAGCGAATCACCCCGAGCATGGATCCCGAGAACTGGGAACTGTTCAAGCAGTACAACGCCCGAGATGTGGACACCGAGACCTACATCCGGTCGCTCCTGCTGAAGTGGAAGCCCGACGAGGCCGAGCACCGGATCTGGTGCCTCGACGCCCACATCAACGAGCGCGGCATGAAAGCCGACTTGACGTTCGTCAAGAACGCGCTGGAGATGGACGCCAAGTACAAAGCCGAGCTGACCGACGCCGCTGTGGCGGTATCCGGCCTCGACAACCCCAACAGCGTGGCGCAGATCAAGGAGTGGCTACAGGAGCAGGAGGACATCGAAGTCCCCACCTTAAATAAAAAGGCGGTCGCGGACATCGTGGCGCAGCTGAAAACGGAACAGGCCAAGGAATTCATGGCTATTCGTACCGAATTGAGCAAGACCTCCACGAAGAAGTACAACGCCTTTGTCCGCTGCGCCGGTCCGGACGACCACGTCAGAGGGTGCTTCCAGTTCTTCGGCGGCCACACGGGGCGCTGGGCCGGTCGTCTGGTGCAGTTGCAGAACCTCCCCCAGAACCACATGGCCGACCTCGCCGAAGCTCGTGAGCTTGTCCGCAGCGGCGACTACGAGACCTTCCGGTTACTCTATCCGGCGGTGACCCCGGCTCTCTCGGAACTGATCCGCACCGCGCTGATCGCCGAACCGGGGCAGCGCTTCGTCGTGAGTGACTTCTCCGCCATTGAGGCACGCGTGTCTGCGTGGTTCGCCGGTGAGGAGTGGCGCCTGAAGGTCTTCCGCGAGGGCGGCGACATCTACTGCGAGTCTGCGTCCCAGATGTTCCATGTGCCGGTCGTAAAGGGCGGCATCAACGGAGATCTGCGGCAGAAGGGTAAGGTCGCCGAGCTGGCTCTGGGTTACGGCGGCGGCGTCAATGCCCTGAAAGCGTTCGGCGCAGACAAGATGGGCATGAGCAACGAGGAAATGGCGCAGACCGTGGATCAGTGGAGAGCGGCGTCGCCGAACATCGTAGCCATCTGGAGCAGCCTTGACCGAGCCATGAGACGCTGTATCGTTCACCGAGCTACCACGGTGGACAAGGTCGCAGGTGTCCGATTCCGGTGGGAGCAGGGCATCGTATGGATGCGGCTGCCCAGTGGCCGAGAGATGGCCTACTACCACCCCGAGTATGGTGAGAGCCGCTACACCCGCGGCAAGATGACCATCAGCTACATGGGCGTCGGTCAGAAGACACGGAAGTGGGAGCGGATCGAGACGTGGGGCGGGCGGATCTTCGAGAACCTCGTGCAGGCCACCGCCCGTGACTGTCTCCGCGACACCATGCTGCGGCTGGACGAAGCGGGTTGGGACATCCGCGGTCATGTTCACGACGAGGTGATCTGCTCGGAGCGCTACGGGTGGAAGACCGTGGAGCAGATGTGCGAGATCTTCGCAAAGCCCATCGACTGGGCACCCGGACTGCCGCTGACGGGAGCCGGCTATGAATGTGAATTCTACAAAAAGGACTGATGTAAATGCCTACCGGGTACCCGGAAAACTTGAGCGGTCGCCGTTTTGGCCGCCTGCTTGTCTTGAAACGAACAAACCAACCGGGGCGTGTCAGATATCACTGCACCTGCGACTGCGGTACCGATGTAACAGTCGCCGCCGACAAACTTCGTTCTGGAAAAACGCGTAGTTGCGGTTGCCTCCGAAAAGAAGTTGCGGCGAAGAAGGCCACAAAACACGGGGGAGCAAACGACCCACTCTACCACGTTCTGAACGCCATGCACCAGCGCTGCGAGAACCCGTTAAACTACGATTTCCAATGGTATGGTGCGCGTGGTATCGATGTTTGCGAAGACTGGGCGCTCAAAAACTACCCGGTATTCCGGGACTGGGCGTTTCAAGCGGGTTATGCAGAGGGACTAACCATCGACCGGATCGACCCCGACAAAGGTTATAGCCCTGATAACTGCCGGTGGATCACGATTCAAGACCAGCAGAAAAACCGTCGGCCAAGAAGCGGCTGACAGCTACCACATATCAAAATAAAGGAGACTCGACTATGGCTATCATCAACAAGCCTATCCGCTTAATCGAACTGTTTGCGGGCGTCGGTTCGCAGGCTCAGGCTTTGAAGAATCTGGGTGTGGACTTTGAACACTACCGCGCGATCGAGTTCGATAAATACCCCGTGGCAAGCTACAACGCCATCCACGGAACCAATTTCGCTACGGCGGACATCTGTGACACCCATGCGGCGGATCTCGGTATCTGCGATAAGGAGCATTACCAGTACATCTGTACCTATTCTTTCCCATGTCAGGATCTTTCCGTTGCGGGTAAGGGCGCCGGGATGAAGCGCGGAACCGGCACACGCTCCAGTCTGCTCTGGGAGGTGGAGCGGATTCTGAAGGAATGCGCAGAGCAGGGCGCTCTGCCGGATATCCTACTGATGGAAAATGTCCCCCAAGTCCACGGTAAGAAGAATCTGGAAGCCTTCAACGAGTGGCTGCAGGTTCTGGAGAGCCTCGGTTACCGCAACTTTTGGAAAGACCTGAACGCAAAGGACTACGGTGTCGCCCAGAACCGCAACCGCTGCTTCTGCGTGTCCATCCTCGGCGATGGCGAGAACTATGAGTTCCCCGAACCTGTAGAACTGACCAAGGTCATGGCGGACTATCTGGACGAGGTCGTGGACGCGAAATACTACATCAATAGCGAACGCGCCGACAAGCTCATCGCGCAGCTGATCGAGCGCGGCGAACTGGAGGCCTTTGAACGTGGAGAATAAGTACAAGGCGTTGGGCGGCCTGTATTCCGGCTGTACCCCCCCCCTTTCTTTCGCGGCGTGTTGCCCGATGTCTCGCGGAGTCTCAAAGCGGTACAGCACGATGCCGCGGTGCTTTTGGTGAGGAGGAAGCCAAATGAATCTGGAACGCAGAATCGGTAACCTCTACGGGTGTACGGGCGGAAACTACGCTGGGAACGTGTATGATGCTCGTTTCCTCGCGCCTGCGATCCTGACCGCACAAGGGGGGGCAGACAGCCCCACATTATTGTGAAGGAGAAAAAATGTGGATTTCGTGAAAAACATTCCCGCACATCTCGATAAGCATTGCGGCAGCCGAGAATTCATCGCGTTGCGGAACGCTTATGTGCGGAATCTGGGCACCGCTTGGGGGGGGTGTCTCCAAGCTCGGTACTACAAAGGCGTGGCCGGGGATGGTGACAACCTTGTGATCGTGCAGAGTAGGAGAAAGCGATGAAAATGTACTTAATCGTAGCCAGTCGGGGCAGAAACCCAGAGAAACCGACAGACCGAACGGCCGGACTTCCGACTGAGCAAAGGCTGGAAATTCAATGGGGGGTACATCAACACCCTCACCTCTGTCCAGAAAGACAATCTTGTGTTGGAGGTAACCAATGCCACAAGTGAGCATTAAGCCGACTGTGTGTGTCGGTGGTATCGGTCCCATCTGGGGAACCCAGTACCGACAAGGAAACCGCGTCTATTACGGCGATCCGGCTTTGGCGGTACTGGCGCAACCCGTGGGCAACCTCGGCGGCTTCTCGTACCTTTATTTAATTAGGGAGAAACGCAATGTACATCAGACAAGCAACTAAAAGCGGTCTGATTTGGATGGATTCGGGGGGGGGTCTGCGACCTCTCCTATCCGACAAGTAAGACCCGGCGTGGAAGAGTCACGGCGGCGGGACAAATCTGCCCGACTCTGACCGCAGAAAATAATGAGGTGTATCGAATCATGGATAACGAATACGAATACCGAATCCGTAAACTGACCTCTAAAGAGTGCTGGCGACTCATGGGTTGGGATGATGAAAGTTTCCACAAGGCCGAAGCAGTAAACAGCAACACCCAGCTGTACAAGCAGGCTGGTAACGGCATCGTGGTGCCGGTGTTGGAGGCCATTTTTCGCCAGATGCTTTAAGGAGTAACCTATGAAACCTTTTGAACACTATCACCATCACGAGGCACGACTGAATGAGATCCGCGACGAACAGTGGCAGATCGAGCGTGACCGGCGCAGAGAACGGGAGCGCCGCAAAACGGAAACCCTGACCAGTGTGTGCTGGACGCTCATCTGGATCGCCGTCTTCGTGATCGCACTTGCCCTGAGTACCCCAACCCCGAGCAAAGCCGAGGAGCCGGCAGCCGCGCCTGTGGTGGTCGCCGCTATCCCGCAGCCGAAACCCGTGATGCCGGAAATTCCCATTGAGGATGTGCAGGAAGACTTCGAGAACGAGAAGATCGAGGCGGCACTTCTGGATCAGGGTTACCACCGGGACGACATCCCGTTGGACTACGACACACAGGCGCTGCTGAGGGCCGCGTGTGACGAGAGCGGCGTGGAGTTTGAACTAATGCTGGCGCTAATTGAGGTCGAGACCAACTTCCGCAACGTGATCGGCGACTCTGGTGACAGCTATGGTTACTGCCAGATTCAACCGAAGTGGTGGCGTGACTTAATGGCGGAGATTGGCGCAAACGACCTAATGCACCCAAGAGATAATTTCCGTACTGGGTGCGCCATCCTGAACCACCTACTGGAAAAGCACGGCGACATCGAGGCCGCTCTGACCGCCTACAACACTGGTGTTCCCGGAAGCAGCACATACGCGGACCGGGTACTCGCGGGGGCAGCGAAATGGAGGCTGGCATGAGCGTTATCGACATGACCGGGCAACAATTAGGACACCTCACCGTGCTGCATCGCGTAGAAAACGCGCTCGGTAGCAGCCGAGCGAGATGGCTGTGTCAGTGCGCTTGCGGCAACCAAGTGGTAATGCGTGGCGACGTCCTACGCCACGGTGCACGATCTTGCGGATGCGTATCTGGGACACTTGAACACGGCGAGTGCCGAGGAGAGAAACCCAGTCGGCTTTATAACATCTGGCGGGATATGCGATCTCGATGCGACAACCCACGAAATGTCGGCTACCACCTGTACGGCGGCCGGGGGATTCGGGTGGCATCTGAATGGGAGAAATTCGCACCGTTCAAAGCGTGGGCCGAGTCTAACGGCTACGACGACGGGCTTACCATCGACCGCGTCGATGCCAATGGCGACTATGCGCCAGAAAACTGTCGCTGGGTCACGAACCGGGAGCAACAGCGCAACAAGCGCAACACGATTTGGATTGAGGCGCGTGGGATCCGCCAAAGCCTACCTGAATGGGCTGAACGCCTCGGGGTCTCGAAAAGCGCCCTCTACAAACGCCGCAAAGACCCGGACAAACTTGAGGCTTACATTCTAGCCCGCTGGGAGGAACTGAAATGAACCCCTTTTTCTGGCTTCTCGTTGCGCTGTCCTGTGTGTGCCTGTGGTTCCTTCTGCGCGGCTTCTTTGTCAGCGTAGGCACAGCAGCGAACGACCTGATTCAAGACACAAAGAACATCCTCAACAGTGATGAGGAAGACGAACTTAACGGAGGAAATGAAAATGCGTAAAGGCTCTATCGGCGGCTTCATTGCCGCACTCGTGATTATTATCGGCGTTCTGGGCGGCATCCTCTGCCTTGAGCGCGTTCCCACCGGTTACGTCGGCGTCGTGTATTCCATGAACGGCGGCGTGCAGGACGAAGTGCTGACGCAGGGTTGGCATCTCGTCAGCCCCACCAAGAAGGTCAAGGAGTTCACCGTTGGCAACGAGCAGCTGGTGCTGAGTAAGGATGCCCGCGACGGCAGTGAGGGCGATGATAGCTTTGCCGTGGCCACCGCGGACAACGCCAACATCGACATCAGCTTCCAGATGTCCTACCGCTACGACGTGAACCGCGTGGTCGATACTTACAAAAACTTCAAGGGCATGAGCGGCGCCGACATTGTGAACACCCGTGTCCGCACTGTGCTGAAGGCCAAGATCTCCGAGATCACCACCGACCGCACCATGATGGACCTGTACTCCGGCAACCGCAACGAGGTCAACGCTCTGCTGACCGAGTTTCTGAACAAGGAACTGGGCGAACAGTTTGGTATCGAGGTCATCGACGCCTCCATCATCGACGTCCACCCCGACGCGCAGCTGCAGAAGACCATCGCCGACCGTGTGACCGCGCTGCAGAAGAAGCAGCAGGCCGAGGCCGAGCAGGAGACCATCGCGGTCCAGAACGAGACCAAGCTGATGCAGGCCCGCGCGGAAGCTGAGGCCAAACAGATCGCCGCGGAGGCTGAAGCAAAGGCCAACAAGGCTGTCGCTGAATCCATCACCGACTCCCTGCTGAAGAAGATGGAGATGGAGGCCCGTCTGGCTCACGGTTGGGTCGAGGTGCAGGGCGGCACCGTGGTGAGTACCACAGGCGAGTAAGGAGAATCTTATGAACTACGGACGTAAGGACAACAAGTACCAGAGTGAACACGCCAGCCTCTGCTACTCCTGCACGGTCTGTAGCTGCGAGTGGATCCGCTGCGGAAAGCCCGTCCCCGGGTGGACCGCAGTGCCCTCGCGGCAACTGCAGCACAGAGATAAAGGCGGCGTGCAGGTACTCGCCTGCCCAAAAGCGATTCCCATGCCCGTCGTGAGGTGAAGAGGCGATGAATGATTTCGACTATGACGTGATGCAGAAAAAGCGCATCGCACACAGTGCCCGCCACATGAAGCGGGGCAGCAAAAGTAGAAAATGTACTCTGCCGAGCGACCACATGACCGACGCAGAGTGGAAACGGAGGAACGGAACAGTGAATACCTACAACATGAATCTGCCCATGACTTGGGAAGCCTTTAAGGCGCTGCCTCATGACCTGCAGCAGATGTACCTCGACCATGTGCAGGACCGATTCGGGGCAACGACCGCAACCATCAGTAAGGAACTGTTTGGCTTGAGCATCGGCGGTCTGCGCACCTACCTCAACCGACAGGGTTTGAAGACTCAGAACTTCGGCAAGGGTCACCTGTTCAGCGTTCAGGAGCGCCTGCTCTGGGACAACTGGCTGAATCAGGGCGCCGAGGAAAACAACTTCGAGGGCCTGATGGCTGCATCTGAAACCCGTGCCGAGGAGCGCAAGGAGGAACTGGCTGAGATGGCCGCTCTGGATCCCGAGCGCGAGGTTGAAGAGGCTCAGGAAGTTACCGAACCCAAGACGGAACTGCCCGCTGAACTGATGCTGGAACGCGCCGAGCAGGCCGTCGAGTACGCTAAGGTTCGCATGACCGATCTGACCGCCACCTTTAAGGGCGAGTTCGACGCCGGCAGCTTCGTGCATTGGATCTCCAAGCTGCCCATGCCCGACGGTTTCGTGAAGATCCGCGTGGAGGTTGAGGCGCTTTGAAGTATGAGCCGAGAGCGCACCAGCGAGTAGGGGAGTCGTGGTTGGACGAGCATGACCGAACCGCCCTGTTCTGGGAGATGGGTCTCGGTAAGACGTCCACCACGATGACCATGCTGAAGAAAAAAATGTTCGAGGAGTTCAGTCTCAACAAGGTGCTGGTCATCGCCCCGAAGACCGTAGCGGAAGACACTTGGACACGCGAGGCGGCGAAGTGGGATCACCTAAACGACCTGCGGATCTCCCCGGTGCTGGGTACCAAGGCGCAGCGGGAACGCGCCATGAAGCGCGACGCTGAGATCTACGTCATCAACCGGGAGAACGTGCAGTGGCTTGTGGAGACCTACGGAGCCAACTGGCCCTTCGACGGTCTGGTGATCGACGAGCTGTCCAGCTTCAAGTCCACCAAGGCAAAGCGATGGCGGCTTCTGAAACGGGTCGCGCCGCTGTGCAAAGTGGTCTGGGGCCTGACCGGTACCCCCGCCAGCAACGGCTACATGGATCTCTTCGCCGAACTGTTCCTGATCGACGGCGGTGAGCATCTGGGAAAGACCCTGACCGCCTACCGGGACAAGTACTTCAACCCCGGCGCACGGAAAGGACACATCGTCTACGAGTGGCGGCTGAAACCCGGCGCCAAGGAACGGATCGACGCGCAGCTGAGTACCTTCTGCCTCTCCATGACGGCGGGAGACTGGCTGGATATGCCGGCCAGAGTCGATATTCCGCACTATGTACATATGACACCGGCGGAGCGGAAGCTCTACGACCGGTTCGAGCAGACCAAGGTGCTACCTCTTCTGGAGGGCAAGCTGACAGACAGCTTCGAGGACGCCGACCACGCTGTTGTAGGATCCACAGCCGCAACCCTCTCCGGCAAGCTGCTCCAGATGGCCAACGGCGCTGTCTACGATGACGAGGGCAACGTCTTCCACATCCACGATCAGAAGCTGGACGCGCTGGAGGAAATCGTTGAAGCGGCACAGGGAGAGCCGGTGCTGGTCTACTACAATTACAAGCACGATCTGGAGCGAATCCAGAAACGGTTTCCCGATGCCGAGTCGTTTGGCGCCGGCAAGGGTACCGCCGACACGATCCGTGCGTGGAATGACGGCGAGATCTCGATTCTGCTGTGCCACCCCGCCAGCGTTGCCTACGGACTGAATATGCAGGAGGGCGGCCACATCATCGTCTGGTTCGGCCCGACGTGGAGCCTCGAACTCTACCAGCAAGCCAACGCTCGTCTGTACCGACAGGGGCAGGTGGACACCGTCTTCGTCCACCACATCCTGACCGAAGACACGCTGGATCAGCGCGTCATGGAGGCTCTGGAGCGGAAAGATGGTGTGCAGGAGAGCCTGCTGAACGCCCTGAAGGGGTATCTGAACAAGGAGGAAGCATGACGCGAGAAAAAGCAATTTTGATCTGCTCCCGAGAAAAGGAGCAGGTTCAACAGGCGTTGGATGAGTGCGCCAACGGGGATGGGTACGTCTCTCCCGATGGAATCATCACCGCGCTTGACTACGTCGAGGCCATGAGCTTGGCGATCTCCGCGCTGCGGGAAACTCGGGAGGGCGCTGAATGAGGATCGCAGGTACACTTCCCTACTCCGTGGTGAACGGCACCGGGGTGCGGTTCGTGGTGTTCGTACAGGGATGCGCCCACCACTGCCCCGGATGCCATAACCCGGACACATGGGACTTCAACGGCGGGGACTACATCTCGCCGGGGGAACTGGCGGACCTGATCTGCAGCAAGCCCTATATCGACGGCGTGACCCTGAGCGGCGGCGACCCGTTCTATCAGGAGGCCGCGTGTCTGGAACTGATGGAACACCTGCCCGAAGACACCGATCTCTGGGTCTACACCGGATTCGAGTACGACGAAATCAAGGACCGGGAACTGGCCCAGCGTGCCGATGTTCTCGTGACCGGCCCCTACATCGAGGAACTGCGGTGCGTGGGCAAGATGTACGGCAGTTCCAATCAGGAGATTCACAGGAGGAATGAAGATGGCTAAGTACACACTCGACGAATACGACCGCAAAGTGCTGCGGGAGGCGCGGCAGAGGATCACCCTCGTGCGCAACTTCCACGACGGCGCACCCGGAGCCGCAGCGACTGTGAACCGGCTGAACACGATCATCGAGAAGCTGGATTTCCTGCTGAAGGAGGACGCCGATGGCTGACGCAAAGACCCCGTTCCATGATCGGTTGCGCCAGTTGGTGGAGGAGCGCGGGATCTCACACAACCGCTTCGAGCGGGAGACCGGCATCTCGCGGCGGATCTTCTACAAGCAGGATCGCAAGATGACCCGAGCGCTCATCATGGCCTGCGCCTACTATTTCGGCCTGACCGTGGAGGAACTGATTGTGGGAACCACGGGGGAGGATTTTTGGTATGCGTGAAGTAGTTGAATACATGGAAAAACAGGTGGCGAAGCACCGCAGGAACTACGAGAAGGAGGAGGCCCGTGGTGTTCCCACTAAAATGCTTCGGGACATCCTGTTTAAACTCTACTGCTATGAGGCCGCCGTTGCGGCGTTGAAGAAGGAGGGTTTCGAGTGACGAGGGAAGAAGCTATCAAGCGTTTGGATTGGCTGCGGATGGTAGGAAACCATGTCGACAGCGTTACGCTGGGGAAAGAGGATATGCCCTTCTTTGACATGGCAATCGCCGCTCTGCGGGAACAGGAAGAACGGAGCAAGGGGTGCGGGCATTGCTTGTCTGAAATCAACAAAGACATGATGTTGGCTCACGGGTTTGCTCACTGTACAGATTGCGGACGGAGATTGGAGGAACACGATGGGCAGACACCGTAAACCCTGTCAGTTGGGCAGCCGGACAAACGCCTGCGCATGGTGCAGGCTGCACAGAATCACGGTGTCGCCGAATCAGCTGAAGGGCCGCCGGTGTCTGAAGAAACAGTGCCGGCATCTTGTGCCCTACGAAAAGCACCCGATCTGGGCGCAGAAGAGAGCGGCCAAGGAGTTCCGGGCCGCGAGGAAAGAGAGGATGAGAGGTGCCCCATGAGTGAACAACTTTACGTTGAATACCGAAACGGCGAACCTGTGGCCTACCGCTACGGCGAGGAGTGGGTCGCCATGGAGCTGCTGTGTGAGGGCGGCTTCAAGACCGAGGCAGAGGCTCGGGAATATTGGGAGAGATACAAGGAGGACAAGGAGTGAAACCTTTCTATCTGTACGCCGTGAAAGACACCGAGACCGAGAAGCTGGTGGACACGCTGGCCAACCCCAAGAGGAAGTTCTGGCTACGGTACTCCGCAGCGCTCAATGCTCTCTACAACCACAAAGTCTGTCCGGGACGATCCAGATGCCGAATCCCCGCGGATAGGCTGAAACTTATCACTTTGAAGGTGGAGGAAGTACCTGATGAAAACTGAAATTCTGAAAATCAAGGGCGACTGGGAAGAAGTGGTCAACGACTGCCGAGCCACGGTGAAGAAACCGGAACTGGGTCGGGAACCCAGCCGAGCATGGAAGCGGAAGATCCTGATTTCCGAGCATGACCCCATCCGGGACATCATCTTCAAGTTCCGGTGGCGCGACATCTTCTACTGGGTCGCCATGCACTACAAGACCCACATCTGGAGAAGCCGCACCGACTCCCAGAGAAACGACCGGCAGGAGCGTTACGACCGCAATAAAGCCCCGCAGGACGCGCCGGTGGACTTCATCGGCGACCCCAATACCCAGCACCTGATCGATACCTCCCGCAAGCGTCTGTGCCGACAGGCGGCCACAGAGACCCGCGAACACTGGGAGGATCTGAAGGTGGTCATCCGCAACGAGGGAGAGCCTGAGATCAGCGACGTGATGGTTCCCAACTGCGTATACCGCTGCGGCTGTCCGGAGCTGAAGACCTGCGGCTACTGGGACTACCTGATTAAGGAGACCAACGGCAGCATCATGACCGCGGATATTCAGGAGAGGTACGATCTTTACAACAGCGTCTTCTGGAAAAACTGGGAGGCAAAGCATGAGCGTGAATAACCCTTTCGCTGTGGAGCTGACCCCCATGGAGGCGTCCTTGATCCGCGCGTTCAGTCTTGCCAAGGCCGCAGAACCAGCACCCAAGAAACCCAAGACGCCCACCTACAACCTGACTATGGAGCAGATCGCCGCCATCAAGAAAAGCGCTGTACATGACGCGGTAGAGGCAGCGTGGGTGCTGATGCTGGGCCTGCCTGTGATGGCTTTGACGGACAAACACGGATTCACCGCAGAGCAGGTGGATCAGTTGGTGGACGACATTCTCGACCTGCACGACAGCTACGAAAAAGGCTATCTGACTCTCGAAGACATCCACGCAACACTCAAGGAGGAACACGGCCTCGTGATCCGTGAAAAGGAGAAGAAACGGAGGAAGTTCAAGTGACGAATGACAGATTCAACGCCCTTGTGGAGGAGATCCGCAAGGCAAGCATCGACACCCTGCTGAAGAAGAACGCAGGCTACGCCCCCGGCGACGACCGGCTGCACAATTTCCGCGTCGGCGCGGCCATGATCGGCGGTACCCCCGCGCAGGCGGCTCTGGGTTACATGGCCAAGCACCTCGCCTCCCTCGTGGACAAGGTTCAGGCCAACGACTTCCACGACCGCGAGGACTTCCTCGAAAAGGTGCAGGACAGCATCAACTACCTTGTCTTCATCTGGTGCTGCGGCAACGAGGAGATGGACAAGTACGCGCGCAACGAGGCGCATAGTCCCGTGAATACGGAAAGTAATCAGCCGCCCGTTGTGCCCACAGCAATGGTGCCCCGGAGATCCCCGGGCGGCACCGTGGACCACTGGTAACATGGGTACCGCGTTCAGAGAATTCCTGCACGAGCCGGTGCGGCTCCACAACAAGCTGACCCGGTTGGAGATCCAGATCGCCGAACTGGAGAGCCTGTGCAGCAAGCAGACCGTGAACTACGAGGCTGTCGGTGGCTTCAGCGGCGGCGACGCCAAGGACGGCGCCCTCGCGGCACTGGCGGATCTGAAAATCGAGTGGGCGAACTGCCGCCGGGAACGAGTCCGGGCAGCCACGGCTCTGCTCAAATTTCTGGAGCAGGTAAAGGCAGCGGACAAGGTCAACGGACACCGGGACGCGACCCTGCTGCGACAACGGCACCTGTACGAGCTGCCGTGGAACCGGGTCTACGAGAACCTCGAGGCCATGGGCTACAAGTGCTGCGGTCTGCGCACCGTCACCAACTGGCACAGGAGAGCGCTGGAACGCGCCGAGCGAGTGTGGGAGGCGGAGTGTGGATCCGAGTGAAATCGCCGCCAAGATCAGCCAGAGGCGCCGGCAGATACTGGTTCACAGCATCATCTACTACCGATTCGGGGACAACATCATCCCCGACCACAAATGGGCGGAGTGGGCGCGGGAACTGGTGGCGCTGCAAGCGCAGTACCCGGAGATCGCGGCCACTTGCCCGCTGGCGGAGGCGTTCAAAGACTTTGACGCCAGCACCGGATATGACCTGCCATTGGGTGACGCGCACTACCACGCCGTCGCCCGGTGGCTGCTGGATGAACATAAACGGAGGATCACATGAGCGAGAGAGATTACACAAAAATCAAGGGTTACGAAAACCTGACCAACACCGACGCCCGCCACCGCTACCTGCACGACCTGCTGCGGCAGTACATGGGCCTGACGGTGGAGGAGGTCAACCGGTTCGTGCCATGTAAGAGAATCAAGGCCACCAACTTCTGTCAGATGTGTACGTTCACCCGTATGCTGGGAGACAGCCACGCCCCCTGCTGTTGGAAAGCCGAGGCCACTCCCGACTACGCCATCGAATGTCTGGAGGAGTTGCTGGGTGTGAAGCCGGAAACCGCGTTCAACGAGGAGTTCCCTGATTGGCATGACCCCAAGAATCAGGAGCGGGTGGAGAAGTTGGAGCAGATTCTGAGCCACTACCCCCACGATGGCCAGATGATGCTTGCCGAAGAGGAGTGTTCTGAACTCATCGAGGCGTGCTGCAAATGCGCACGGCTCATCAAAGCTATCAGCAAATGCCAGAGAGCCGCTGCCAGAGGTGGTGTGGATCAGTGCCACGAGGCCATGGGCAACCTCATCGAGGAGATCGCCGACGTCCGCATCATGTGTGCCCAGTTGCAGATGATCTTCGGCATCGGCGGCGATGTAGGCCGTGTTCTGGACGCCAAGTTGGA